TGGAGATGGCTCAACAACAACTTTAACTATAAATTCTGGTCGTACTGTGAGCGATGTTGTTGTAGATGTTAATGGTGTTATTATGACACCTACTACTGATTATACAATTTCAGGCACAACACTAACTTTCGCAACAGCACCAGCTGCCAGCGCAGAATTAACGGTTAGATATTTACCGATTAACACGTAGGAGCTCTAACTAATGGGCACTATAAAACAAAATTACGCCAATAACATAACATCAGGTGGTGACTTTGACGCCACTGATTTATCAGGTACTGTTTCAGCTACTAATATAAACAATACATCAGTTTCAAGTGTTACAACCTATGGAACTGCTGGTTCTGGAATTGTATCAGTATCAAGTGATCCACCTAGTCCGACAGTAGGTGATGTATGGTATAATACTGCGGTTAATAAATTTAAATATGCAGGTGCTGGAGTAGGTTCTTGGGCATCTGGAGCATCTTTAAATACTGCAAGAGCATACATGCAAGGTAATGGTGCCACACAAACAGCTGCACAGATTGCTGGTGGCGCAAATCCTGGAGGAACTCCTAAAGCAAATAATGAATTATATGATGGTACATCTTGGACAGAATCAACTGATATACCAGCAGGAAAACAAAACGCAGCATCTGCTGGAACACAAACTGCTTCATTTTTAGCGACAGGATTACAACCTTGGCCAACTATATCAGCAGTCTCTTATGAGTGGGGAGGTTCAAGTTGGACTGAGATAGCAGAGGTTAATACTGCTAGATATGGTGCCGTAGGATTAGGAAGTACAGAAGCTGCATTAATAGGTGGTGGTTATAGTGGTATCAACGATCCTAAAGTAGAGAGTTTTAATGGCACAAGCTGGACTGAGGTTAGTGATTTTAATACTATTAGTCCTAGAGAGAGAGGTGGTTGTGGAACACTAACTGCAGGTTTAGCGGCTGGAGGTGAACCACCAGCGATTGCAGATACAGAATTATGGGATGGATCAAGTTGGACAGAAGTGAACGATTTAAATACAGGTAGAATATATTTAGCGGCAGGAGGAACAGATAACACTTCTGGTTTAGCTTTTGGTGGAAGTGTACCTGCATCTACAGGAAATACAGAAGAATGGAATGGTGTAAGTTGGGCTGAAACATCAAATTTAAACACAGCTAGAAATGGTATTGCTGGGGACGGCACAATAACTGCAGCAATAGGTTTTGGTGGAACACCACCAATAACAGGAGCAACAGAAGAGTGGAATGTTCCATCAAATGTGGTAAAAACATTAACAGATTAATAAAAGGAGAAAACTATGGCAAAAACATATCAATACTGTGTAGCAGAAAACTGGGGAAAGGGTTTCATCGATCACGTTGAATCTCAAAGAATCACGTTTTGTAGCTTTCCTGGTAATGTTTGGCAAGTTCCTGCATACAATAAACACGGTAATCTTTGGATTGCTAAAGTTGCAGGTGTTGTTAAAACTAAGGATGAAGCACAGGCGATTGTTACAGCTGAGGTCACATCTTCTCAAAATGCATGGGACGCAGACACTGTTGAAGGTGAAACTGCAGAACAAGCAATTGAGAGAAAAGGTGCAAGACCCGCTGACATAACATTAGAGGAATAAAATTAAATGGCTACGTATTTAGGCACACATGGCGGTAGAATACAAAACTACACTACGGATCCCGATAATCCGAATACGGGAGAGGTGTGGTATAATGGGACTGCAAATACTATAAAAATTAAAGCTCAAACAACTGTTGGAGCTTGGGCTACGGGTGGAAGTTTGAATAGTGCTAGAACAAATATGGGTACAGCAGGAATATATACTTCAGCTTTAGCTTTTGGTGGTATCAATGCTCCTACTTATGGAATGTCAATAACTGAATCTTATAATGGATCAAATTGGACAGAAGTAGCAGATTTAAACACTGCTAGAGCCCAAATGGGAAGCACTGGTTCAAGTAGTACAAACGCTTTATCTTTTGGAGGGTGGACTTTTCCACCTGCTACTTTTTACACCAATACAGAAACTTGGAATGGTTCTAGTTGGACAGAAGTTAATGATATAAATACTGCAAGGTCTTTAGGTGGCTCTGCAGGAGTAGATAATACTTCAGCATTATTTGCTGGTGGTATATTTTATCCTCCAACTGTAGGATATGCAGTTACAGAATCATGGAATGGAACTAATTGGACTGAAGTTGCAGATTTAAATCAAGCAAGATCACAAATGCCTCAAGGTTCTGGGACTTCAACAGCTGGATTAGGTTATGGTGGTCAAACACCTGCTACTCCAGGATTTCTAACTAATAACGAAATATGGTCTGGTACCACACCTACAACAGTTACATTTACCGATTCATAAGACTTGTAATATATTTTAGATAGTATATATTAGTCTTAACTATAAAGGATAAAGCTATGAAAAAAGACGTTAAAGAAGTAATACAAGGTGAAGAACCACATTTAAATAATCTATTAACACAAGAAGACTTGTCATCATTTAAAGGTATGGTAGACGAGCTTCGTGATACATGGACCAAGAAACAAATGTTTCGAACAGAAACAGAAGCAAGGTTTTCTGTATTACAAGACAATAGATATCCAACTAAAGCTGCAAAATATTGGCAGTGTGTAAGAGAACAATCATCATACTTAGATAACCTAATGACTTTATCGTTTGACTATAGAAGAAACGAAGCAAAGATAACTTGGTTAGAAAAGAAAATAGACAAAGAAGAAGATGAATATAAAAGAACTAAATATCAAATAGATTTAGACGAAGCTAGATTTGGTAAAGCCTCTATGGAAAAAGTTGCAAGACATAGAATGCGTGAAATTAAAATGTGGTCTAAATTAAAAAAAGAATTTAATGATGGATCATTTAATGACAAAGATGTTAACCAACATCAACTTGAATCATATGGATTACAGTATCACGAGAAAGCAAAAACTTTAAATGCTAACTCATCAGAGTCTGAAATCTTTAATGTAATGGGTCAATTACAATCACTACAAAGAATTAAAAAGTCTGGTGAATTAGAAAGCAGTTACAAAGAGAAAGAACAAATAACTCAACATGGAAAACCCAAAGTTTGATTTTGTATTTTTAGGTCAATCGATTTTAAAGTACCAGGTTCCATTAGATATATTTAACTCTATTAATTATATTTATGAATCTAACTTTCATAATCTAGAACCCGCTAATGGTCAGTTAGTAGGTAAGATAGAGAATGAACATTCTTTATTTTATCATGGTCAAGACCAATCTAAAATGAAAAACCATAATATGTTACCAAGAGATGTAACAAATTATTTTATGGAAATGTTTAAACATTATTTAGCTTTTAATAAAATTAGAGATTATGAAACCCATTTAAATTCTATATGGGTTAATGAAATGAAACAACACGAATACAACCCTGCTCACATTCATAGAGGTATGTTGTTTACTGGACTATCAAGTGTTATGATTTTAAAACTACCATCAACATATGGTAAAGAATACTCAGCAGGACACATACAACAGAATGGTAGACTACAGATATTAGGAGCAGCTAATGGTCAGTTTGCTAAGATAGATTATCAGCCACCCATGGACCTTAGAGACTTTTATATCTTTCCATATGATATGAGACACTGCGTATATCCGTTTAATGGAACTAATGAAGTTAGACGAACTCTTGCTGCAAACTGTGATGTACAGTTTGATCCAATAAAAAATAGAGGTGCTAGCTAGTGGATAAACAATATTACATAGATAATCATATAGGGTTATTTAAAAACTTTATGCCTAATGAATTGATAGATGATTATACAAATTATTTTAACAAGTGTGAACAACAAGGTGCAGTATATCCAAGACGAGAAGATGAGATGTTAGTATCTGATAATGCAATCGATACTATTAGAGATACTAATGTTCCAATGACTTATAACAACAAACCTTTTATAGATATGTTTTTTAAAGATGTTTATCCTCTGTATGTACAAAAATATTCATACCTAAAAAAATTAGCAACACATAATATACTAGAAGTAAAAATTCAAAAAACTAAAGTAGGTGAAGGCTATCATTTTTGGCATTGTGAAAATGCTGAGATGAAAGCAAGAAATAGAATACTAGCTTTTATGGTTTATCTTAATGATGTGAACGAGGGCGGAGAAACAGAATTTTTATATCAAAAGTGTAGATTCAAACCTGAAAAAAATACACTATTGGTTTGGCCTGCACAATTTACACACATTCATAGAGGCAACCCACCTCTGTCGAATGATAAATATATAATAACGGGATGGGTAGAATACGGATATTAATATGATAACAGAGCCACGTTGGAAATCTTATATAGTTGAAACTACAAAACCAATCTTTACACCTAAACAATGTAAAATGATTATTGCAGCTGGACGTGCAGAGCCTAAACAAGATGCTTATGTTGGAAACAAACAAGGTATTAAAGGTGGTGTGTTAGATACTAAAACTAGAACTTCACATATTAGTTGGATACCATTTTCAAAAATGAAAGATATGTATAAAGACATTGAACATATTATGAAGACAACTAACGGTAATCATTTTGGTTTTGATGGAATGCAAATTACAGAGATGGCACAATACACAGAATATCCTGAAGGAGGATTCTATGACTGGCATGTAGATAATGATGTAAACTGTGCACACGAACCGCCAGTTCGAAAAATATCTATGACTTGTTTACTTTCTCCTGAATCAGAGTTTGAAGGAGGGGACTTAGAGTTAATGGCTGAAGGTAAAATTGCAAAAATAAAACAAGGTCATGCAGTATTCTTTGCTTCATTTATAAGACACAGAGTAAAACCTGTAACACGTGGTAGAAGACAATCACTTGTTATGTGGTTTGGAGGAACACCATTTAAATAATGCATAGAGATTTACATTTTCCAACCCCTATCTATATTGCAGATATAGAACACCCTACTCTTAATCAAGAACTTGAAAGAGATATTGTAGCTTGGTCTAAACAAGATAAAGGTATAACAAGAACTAATGTTCAAGGTTGGCACTCACCTACAAATATGGCTGAGTTACCACAATTTAAAAAATTAGTTGATATGTTATATGCATGTCAAAAAACAATATACGAACAAGAGCATTTAGATAGTGAGCCTGTACTTGGTAATATGTGGGCTAATATAAATCCACCAGGTGGAATGAACAGAGCACATCAACATCCAAACTCATTATGGTCAGGTGTGTATTATATCAAAGCACCTAAGAACTCAGGACATTTAAAGATAGATGATCCGAGATCATCAGCTGCAATGGTAAGACCGAACCAAAAAAAGGGACCAGTTCCTGCAAGATTATTTAGAGAGACACATTACGAACCTATTGCTGGACGATGTATTATGTTTCCATCTTGGTTAATGCACTGTGTTGATCCTAACGAATCTAATGATATAAGAATATCAGTGTCATTTAATTTTTTACAGAAAGGTATGTTTGTATGAGTTTTCAAACTAATAAATATCAAGTAATAAAGAAAGCTGTATCATACGATCTAGCTAACTTTGCATTAAATTATTTACTACTTAAAAGGGATGCAACAAGATTTATGTATGAAAATAATCTACATTCACAGTCCCCGATCCTTGGAACATGGACCGATCAACAGATACCAAATACATTTTCTTGTTATGGTGATTTTGTAATGGACACATTACTAGTTAAAATGTTACCTGTTATGAAACAACACACAGGACTAGATTTGATACCAACTTATTCTTACACTAGAGCATACAAAAAAGGAGATACTTTACACAGACACAAAGATAGACCTAGTTGTGAAATATCTACAACACTTAATTTAGGTGGTGATCCTTGGCCTATATTTATAGATGGCACAGGTGCTGATAATGTTGTTAATGAAAGACAAAATATTGTAAAACCCAATGCTCCAGCAGGCACGAAAGTCTTGCTTGAAGTAGGAGATATGTTAGTATATAGTGGTTGCGAACTCGAACATTGGCGAGAGCCTTTTGACGGAAACATATGTGGCCAAGTATTCTTACATTATAATCATGTAAACGGCCCATTTGCTGAAAAAAATAGATTTGACGGAAGACCTATGTTAGGTCTACCATCATTTGTAAAATAGTATTATAATGGAGCCATATGCTACAAAAGATAGGTTTTCAACCAGGATTCAATAAACAAATTACAGAAACCACAGCTGAAGGACAATGGGTTGATGGTGATAATGTAAGGTTTAGATATGGTACACCTGAAAAAATTGGTGGTTGGTCACAGTTAGGTGAATCAAAACTTACAGGAGCTGCAAGAGCTTTACATCATTTAGTAAATAGATCTGGTAACAAGTTTGCAATCATAGGTACAAACAGAATCTTATACGCTTACACAGGTGGTGTTTACTACGACATTCATCCTATCAAAACTACTACAACATTAACAAACGCTTTTAGTACCACGAATGGTTCAGCAACAGTTACTATAACATTTAGCACGGACCATAACATTCAAGAAAATGATATTATTCTTTTAGATAATTTTACAACTATCACAAACTCTAACTATTCAGCATCAGACTTTGATGATAAAAAATTTATGGTAACATCTGTTCCAACAGGAACAACTTTAACTATTACAATGCCATCTAATGAGACAGGATCAGGTGCTACAACATCTGGTGGTATAAGAGTTAGGCATTATTATCCAGTAGGACCTGCAGAACAATTACCTGGCTTTGGTTGGGGACTAGCTTCTTGGGGTGGAACTGTAACAGGTGAAGCAACTACTACTTTAAATGGTGGTATTAATGCTTCAACTACAACTATCGTATTAACAGATGCATCATTATTTCCAAGTTCAGGTACAAACTTTATACAGATAGGATCAGAAGAAATTTCATACACAGGTATATCAACAAATACTTTAACAGGTGTTACAAGAGGAGTTAGAAATACAACAGCAGCAACACATTCTAATGGTGCAACTGTATTAAATAGTTCAGATTATATTGCATGGGGTGAAGCTGCATCTGGTGACTTAGTTGTTGATCCTGGTTTATGGTCTATTGATAACTTTGGGGATAAAGTAATTGCATTAATTCATAACGCACAAGTATTTGAATGGGATTCTAATGCAACAAATGCTGTAACTAATAGAGCAACTATTATTGCAGGCGCACCAACAGCATCACGTGACATGTTAGTATCAACACCTGATAGACACTTAGTATTTTTTGGAACAGAATTAACTATTGGTGATCCAACAACTCAAGATGAAATGTTTATAAGATTTT